TTTTTTGAGCTGTTCAATCATTTCGGTGGTATTATTGGCGTTCCGCTTGGTATTTTCAAGGTTTTCGCTAGTCAAGGCGAGGGTTTGGGTATTAATGAACAGATTTCTTATCGCCACTGTCATAATAACCGCAGTTAGCCACGAGCCCCACCAAGCGCCAATAGAGCTACGAATAGCGATCTCATTATCTAAACTCAGTCGATTCCTCTGCGGCGGCCGCGTCATCATTAGCCACCCCGCCTTTACTTGTAAGATTGTTAATTGTTTTTTCGATGCTCGCGCCGGAGCTGTTGATAAAAGTCATAAACTGTTTTCGCCTCTCAGGACTCTCAATCATCATGCCGGCGTAAATAAGCGCAATTGCTTGAATGGGTACCATTTATATCACCTCTATAAAAATAGGAGCAACGTTATTACGTCACTCCTAATGACGCTTTAACGTAAAGCGATAACGAGTTAATTATTGATTTTCAAGATTAGCAGAAGCAGCAATCGTCACGGTCACGGTCACGTCTGCCTTCTCCAAATTCGCGGAATCTGTCGAAGCAATTCATCTGAGGCTGTACGCAAGCGTCCACGGTCTTTGCAAAATGCGGAACCACGTTAGGCTTACGCTCAAGCTGCGCCTCAATCATGTTAAACTTGCAAGCAAGCTCCTTCTCCAGATTGCTGAACATACCACCGACAAACAACTGGTTCTTCTGCTCTTGGATGATCATGTCGCGCTCAAGGATCTTGCGCTCCAAATTCTTCTCATAGAGCTTGTTTTGCTCGATAATGCCAGCGTCGCGGGAAGTAAGAACATCCTTATCGATCTGACAATTGCTTGTGCCATCGCAGCAGGGGAATTTGCCAGCGAAGAAATCGCGGTGCCAATCGTCATGATGTCCATCATGCCTGCCAAACAGACCGCCGCCACTGAATACTGCGAACAGTATCAACAGGACTACAAGCAGTCCGCAACCGCCGCCAAATCCGCCAAAACCAAGACCGCCACCACCTACGATGTCATTATTAACGTCATATGAAGCCATAATTTTCTCCTTTCGTGAAATATTATATATAGTCACGCCGCTATGGCGGTTCTATCTAAGTTTTTTCAATCTTTCCAGGGAAGACGACGCGGAATTCTCGTTTTTTTGCTTGGTATCGGCTGGCTGATTGCCAGTCTGCAACTCCTTCATGACATTGTCTTTTAGGGTTTTCGGATTTACCTTGAATTTATCGAATAGAGCCTTTACCTTTGGAGCTTTCGTGGCAAAATCAACCGCGCTGTCCACGAATGCCATTCCTCCATATTCGGCGATTACTTGCTGTAGCCCCTCTTTAGTTTTCGGATATTTCTTTAGTTCCTTTTCGGCTCGGTCTGCCAGCTCCGGATTGAATGCTCTTGCCGCTGTCAGTGCTACTTGTGTTAAGTCCGGCATCACTATCCTCCCTTTCCATCCGATCTATTTTGTCGGATAATTTTTGTATGGTTGATAACAGAGTTGCGTTTATTTCCTGCTGTTGCGCTGCCTGCTCTTGTAGTAATTCCTCCGCAGATTTGGGAGGTACGATGTCGCCCAATTCAACAAGCCGGTCATAAAACTTCTCGGCCTTTGAGACCGCCTCATTCAGCGCGGATTCGAGTTCATTACAATATGGCAACGTATGCCCTATAAGCGTTTGCTGCCGCTCTCCATTAAGCTCTAAAATCCGATCTCCGCTGATAACCCTTGCGGGGTATTGCTTTTGATATCCATATGGATAGGGATTGCTATCCGGGCTAAAATAATCGGCCATCTATAATCACACCCTTATAAATTATTTTGGGCCACAGGTATATTGAGGTGTGTCAATACACCCATAGCCCTATATCGCAACCGACAAAGCCGGGAGCAAACTATATGATTTTTTCCACTTCCGCAATAAATTCGTTAAGCGGGACACCATATGATTTCGCTATGCTCTCTCCACACTGTACGCCGCTCTGTAGCATCTTTTTGAACCGTTCGCGTTGATTATCGCCCATGCTGCCGATAAACAGCCTGGCGCAATTCTGAACAGCTGTAGAGGGTACTGAGGTCACGGACTCGGAACTCTTTGATTTCGGAGGTACAATTAAGCTACTTATCATTTCCAAACCTCCCGTAGGCCATTGAAAAAATAATGCAAACAGCTTCAGCGAAATCCTTGTTAAACGTGTCTTTTTTCTTGGCGTCGTCCACCATTTCTATGGCCATTTTCGTTAAATCCATAAGGGCATTATCCATTTTATCGAGCATATCCAGCCCCCAATTCGTTCGTATCTTTATTGATTTAATTGTAAACAAAAAAGGCGCTCCCGTTGGACAAAAGAAGTCCAGCGAAAGCGCCTTTAAAGTATAAACATATTCTTTTTTGGAAAATAAATAGCGGCCAGTTTTTCATAACCTGACCGCCTTATCTTTTTTACGTTACTATCAGTACAATGTAATTTATCTGCTATTTGAAACAAGTCCCACTGTTCTACATCGCTTAAATAGATTGATTCGTATTCTCGTTCCGGTAAATTTGCTCTCAATATTTCCTTCGCCGCCGGAACTGGCATTTTGCCAATCATTTCACGAATTATTCGATGCTCCAACTTCAAGGCGTCACCCGCCTTACTTTTTCTTTGATTTTCTAGAGACTTTTGGCGCTTTAGGTTTTTTCGGAGTCTTGGCGCCGGTTTTTATTCTAACCCTTTGGGACTGCGCCATCAATTAGCCCCCTTCACGGACTGCTCCTGTTTTTGTTCTGTAGCACCTTGATTTTGTTGTACGTCTATTTCAGATGGCGATAAATATGCAAGTGTGATAAAGATTGCAAAAACGATAGCCCAAAACAAATTAGTGACAATTAAGGAGAGCCTCCAGGGTTTAACCAGCCTCTCTGCTCCGTCTATTAATTTGTCAAAATATTGAACGTCTTTCTCAACTTCCTCAATTTTCTGGGTAATATCTTCCATATTTACCTCCTTATGTTAATTTTCGGCGCTGCGGAACAACCATACCATGGTCTTCTCGCAAATGGCTATCAAGACGATCATGCACATTAGATACGCTCTCTTTGTAATCCTTGCGCATTTTTTCCATTGCATTGTCAGTGGCGGTTTGTGTTACCGACATAGTTGCCTTGATTTCCTTGAGGTCATCCTTGATATGTTCTACGTTTGTGTCTAACTGCCCTTTCCATACGCCATCAGTTTTGGCAACTGATTGCTTCCCCCCTATAAATCCCGCCACGCCAATCATACAGGATGCAGCGGCAAAAATCAATGCTAATTCGATTGTCATTTAATCGCCTACTCAAATTATATTTTCACTTATCCCAGCTCCGGCAACCCTGCAATCGACGTCAAGAGAGACAACGCCCCCGCCAAAACAGATGCCGATATTACCATCGTCCAGTTTACGTCTGCAATGAGAGCGGAGGTCCCTACTGTAGCGATTGCGGTTTGCGCAACCGTCTTGATCGCTCTCATGCCGGCAGCCTTGAACCATTCCTTAAAATTTGTCATATATTTTCTCCTTTAATTTTGGGAAATAGGGCCGGAATAAGCCGGCCCTTTGACAGATTAACCCTTAAGCAATTCCTCGTATAGGCTTTTCAGTGCAGGATACTGAGCGCTGTCTACTGCCTTGCCTTGTACCTTGCCATCTTTGTCGATCTTGCTGTTGCCCTCAACATAGATTTTGTCAGCGGATTCCATGACAAGCTCAACGCCATCAAGGAAAGGATATCCACCACGAACAGGGATGTCTTTGTCGATTGCTTTGTTGTTGCCTGAAAACTTGATTGCTGTGTCTACGTTCTTGGAACCGTGTAAGATTTGGTACTTGTCAAGATAAAAATAAGCCATTTTCCATTTCTCCTTTAAAAATAATATTTATGCTACGCCTACGCGTTAACATCTAAAATAGTTTTGCATTCTTCAGGACCGACGCCAACGCCTCACGCGTTATCGGGTCCTGCCAGTTGTAATTCCCACTGCCATCGCCTTCAAATATTCCTGCGTCCTTAGCAGCTTCGCATATCTTTTTCGCCCATGTGCTCGGATTGTCGCCTTTTCCCTTAGCTATCATTTTCGCGTACATACTTTCAAACTGTTCCTGGGTCACTTCCTCGGCCTCCATTCCTAATAATTCGTAAAATCCAGCTGCCAAAGCCGCCGCCATATCGTCCTGTTTATTGACCAATACTAACGCGTCTGCTCCAGTATCAATAAATGCCAACTCTATCAAGATAGCTGGCATTTTGGTATGCATGATAACCCCTATGTTGTTCCTGTACTTGATACCTCTATCTCGCAGCTTCATGGCCTTAATA